TGTATATAAACAACACAACACAACATATTAATAAATTTATTATTATTAGCATTACTATTATTAATTAATTACATATTATTTATTTTATTTTAACATAAATAAATAATATTTCTTGATTTTTCATTATGGCTTGGTTTCTTATATTGCGGGCTCTGTAGGTAGTGGCTCTGTAGGTACATGCTCTGTAGATAATGGCTCTGTAGATAGTGTCTCTGTAGGTACATGCTCTGTAGGTACATGCTCTTCTGTAGGTACATGCTCGCTAGATACATGCTCTTCTGTAGGTACTGGCTCCTCGGTTTGTGGCGCTTCTTGCACTGGCGCTTCTTGCACTGGCGCTTCTTGCACTGGCGCTTCTTGCACTGGCGCTTCCACGTTAATTGTTGTTTCATCGTTTGTAATTATTTCATGAATACTAATATTCGAATTAGCAGGTGTTATGTTTAATAAATCTTCTATTTGCTCTTCACTTAATAATAACTCATTATTGTTGAAATCAATATTTAATTTCTTAATTTCATCTAAATCGGTGTTTTCTCCGTCATCATCACCACAATTGTCACAATTGCCACAATCACCACAATCTAGACCATCAGCATTAAAAGCAAAAGGCTTTAACTCCCCAGAATTAAACAATGATCCGTTTAATAGAGATTGTAGCATAATATTGCTACTATTAGTATGCTTTTTACTATGTAATAATGCAACATCTTCTTCGAGAGCCTTTGCTTTTGTGCTATTATAATTACACTGCTCGTATAGCTTATTAACACTATTTGACATTTCTAAAGACATAGTTTGAGATTTGATCACCAACAGTTTTAACTCGTTAAATTCTCTCAATATATTATCAAAATTATTCATTTTTTCACAATTTTGTCCTAGTTTATCATTTAATAAATTATTATTACTTGTTATTTGATTTTGAATATTACTATTAATATATTTCATTATATTTGTGTTGTCTTCCTTAATATTATTTATTAATTCTCTAATTGCTACCTTAAACTCATCTATTTTATTATTTTGTAATTCTATTTTTTGCTCTAAATGTTTCTCAAGCATTTGTAATTTTTCCTCATACAATGACATGCCTTGGCTTTGGTTTTGATTATTAGGTGTCCCGTTTTTAGAAGGTAACATAGTATCAAATTTATCATCTATAAACTTCGACAACGCATCTTCATCTGTAAAATCCATAACTAATGTCTCTAATTCTTTTAATTTTATATCATGAATTTGTAATATTTGTAAAGGTGTTAATGTTTGATTTTGGCCTTGGCCTTGATCTCTTGGACTAGCCACTTGACCTGGTCTAGTGGCCGCATTTATTGTATTAGCAGGCGGAATAGTACTAGTCGGCGCTACCGGGGTTTCATTTGTTGCTCGCCTTCTTCGCGCGGATGCTAAAGCGGATGTTGACATATTTACAATATAGTAATGTCTATTTTTTAAACCATATTATTATTATATTATTTAATAATAATATAATTTATTTGGTTGTATAATAGCTATTTTGCTATTACGGTTTCATAATATATTTAATAGCATCGTGATGCTTATAATTAGTAACAACAAAATCGGTTTCTACATAATCTTCAATATGCTCGCGCTTATTTATAATTTCTAATGTAGGAAATTCAAAAGGCTCGCGCTGTAGCTGTATTTTAATGTTGTCAATATGCTCCTCATATATATGGCAATTGCCCTTATAATATAAAAATTCATAAGGCTCTAGATCACAATGCTTTGCTAATAAGTGAGTTAAAAAGCAATATGATGCAATATTGAAACATGTTCCACATGCCTCATCGTTGGAGCGCTGATACATGGCACAGCTTAATTTATTATTATTTGTTACATTAAATTGCATAAAAATATGACACGGTGGTAATGCCATAATATCAAGTTGGCACGGGTTCCACGCAGTAATAATCATTCTTCTTGAATTCCGTTTTTCTGGATCTTTTAAACACTCAATAACCTCTTTTAGCTGGTCAATACCCTTATTGCTATAGTCGCTATTACAATCAATATATTTGGCATTGTAATGACGCCATTGAAAGCCGTAAATCGGACCCAAATCGTCTTCCATAAACTTACTTAGTCCGCGCCCATCTAAAAATTGTCGTGACCCGTTTTCATCCCATATGTGGACATTTTTCTCCTTTAAATGCTTGTTGTTTGTATCTCCTTTAACAAACCATAATAATTCACGTAAACATGTTTTCCATGCTACCTTTTTTGTGGTCATAATAGGAATTTTATTATGCTCTAATGTAAAATGCATTGTAGAACCGAAAATAGATAAAGTTTTCCCGTTTCTACCTTCTTGATTGTTGTGCGTTGCTAATATATCATCTAATAAATTTAAATATTGATTTTCTTCATTATATTTGTTATGTCTATACTTATTTGCCTCGCAACACCGTTTCAACATTTAATTATTATTTAAATTATATTACATATTATTACATATTATTTAAATAATATTAATTTATTAATTTATTAATTTATTTAATAAATCAGCTTTTTCATTTTTTATAGTTTCAAAGTAATAAAGTAACCCACTATAGGTTACTGTCATAGAAAAGAGAGATATATTATATTCATTGCGTGTTAATTGTAACGAATTGGTATATACTTCAAAAATATCATTAATATATACGTTAATATATGCATAAGCTATATATAACAATGCCGAAATTAGCAAAGCATAATTGGATTTTTTGGAAGTTTTTATATATTTTTTAACATATAATAATGCCATTATTGATAATAATAAATGAATAACACAACTTACTAATGCATAAAGAAACGCTATATTTTCTCCGCTAAAATTTATATATTTCTTAAAAAAATCTAATACATAAGGGGCATATTTTTTATAATGTTGTTCCCTTGATATTATATTGAATTTTTTTATTAGTACTAATGATGCGACAAATAATATTGATATAACTAACCCAAAACAAAAATATATTATAAAATCATAAATATTATCATCGTAGCAATTTATATATAATAATGATATAATAAATATTGTTACAACTTGTATACATAACAATTTGTGAGCTTCTATAATTAATTGAATATATGAATATGTTTCTTTAATTTCTTTTGCTTCTTGTTCTTCTTTTGCTTCTTTTGCTTCTTGTTCTTCTTTATCTTCTTTTGCTTCTTTATCTTCTTTCTCTTCTTTCTCTTCTTTTGCTTCTTGTTCTTCTTGTTCTTCTTTCTCTTCTTTTGCTTCTTTCTCTTCTTTTGCTTCTTTCTCTTCTTTTGCTTCTTCTATTTCTTTTGTTATGTCTTCTTTAATTGTTTCCATTTAAAAAGTTAATATAATATATTTAATATATTAAACAATATAAGTTTTAACTAAATTAACATTATTATATGTGAAAATAAAGCGTGCTAATTGTTATTATTATTAACAACAACAACAATAAAATTTTTACAATATATATATAATTTGTAAATATAACATAATATAAAAACCAACTATCTACGCTATTATCTAATCTAAATAGTGTTATTAAAAAATTAGTAATAGTTAAAATAAAAACATTAGCAAACCACGAATTTTTATTATTTGTTTTAGGAAACAACTGAATAATGAGCGGATATTTATAAGTGAATTTGTTTGGTAAGTTTCCTATATATGTAATATCTATATGGCCTTTATTAAAATTAGATAAGCTAATGTCTTCTATTAACTTACTTCTTGCATCATGTGAATATATAATTGCTTGAGCTGCACCAAAAAAACTATGGTCTAACTTGAAAAAATCATCATTATAATTTGAAAATAATCCAAATGAACCAAATGTGAAAATATTGAAATTTGTTGTAGCAATAAATGCATCGATTTTTTCATAAATTAATGGATCATTATTTATAACTTGTGCATCGTCTTCTAAAATAATTACATTATTGTATGGTTTTAAGTAGTTAAAAGCTGTATAATATGCATGGACTATATCATTTTTTGGACTATTAATTATTGATGGCTTGCTACACTTTTTAAATCCTTTATTATATTGAATTATTGTTTTTTTGGCAAGATTTAATAAAAAAGGGTCTTCATTAAATCTGTTGTCGTCTTCCATTGCTAATACAAGAACCACATCAACATTGCTAAGAATGGGTTTTGTAGTATTATTTAATATTTTATAACTATAACAGGTCATAATAAATAGTATGTTATTTATTACAATTATTTATTTAAATTTAAATAAATAACATATTATCTTAATTATCTTAATTATCTTAATTATTTAAATGTTTTATGTTATTTAGAAATAACATTATTTAGAAATAATATTATTTTTTTTAAATTATATATATAATAATATTTATGGAGCCTATGGATAATCAAATGTTAATGACCGGCGGAAGCAGTAATAGACTTAGCCCATCCGGTTTTTTCTATTATGTTTTTAACTTTGATAGTGATAACAAAGCCGTTTTATTTAATATGTTACAATATCTTATATTCTCTCTAATTCCTGTTATACTATTATTAAAATTTGTAAAAGAATATATTCCTGAAGACAATGATAAAAAGGATAATTTAGAATTATTATTTGAAATAATACTTCAATTAGGTATATTGTTTATAGCAATATTTTTTATTGATAAAATTACCCGCTATTTTCCAACATACAGTAAGGTGCCTTATTCCAAATTTAATGAAATAAGTTTCATTATTCCTACATTGATCTTAATTATAACTATGCAAACAAAATTAGGAGCAAAAATCAATATTCTCTATAGTAGAGCAATGGAATTATGGAATGGTAAAAGCCCACTTGTTGGTGCAAGCAATCATGGAAATGCAAAAGTACAGCAAGGTATTGCTACACCTGGAATTCATCAAGTTAGCAGAGCGGACACACTAGACAATACTTTAATGGCTCCTCGGGCTAATCAATTGCCTGCTCAAAATAATATTTCTATGATTGATGCACTCCCTAATATGATGAATGGAGGAACTAATTATCAAGGCCAAGCCATGCAAAATGCATTTATGGAAACAATGGAGCCTATGGCTGCCAATGGTGCTTTAGGAGGTTCATTTGGATCATCGTTTTAATTCTAAAATTTTTACTTTAATACATTATAAAAATTTTAGATGTAACTATTTATTTTTTTGAGGGTGCTGATGCTGCTGGTGCTGGTGCTGGTGCTGATGGTGCTGCTTTTGCTTCTATTGGAGTTGCTGCTTTCATAACGGATCCTAATCCTAATTTATTAATAGTATTTCCATGATTTTGTGTAACATCATTTAATTTGTTGGTTAATCCTTTGCTTAAACCTGTGCCTAATTGTTGGAGTGGAGTATTGCTAAATTTATTAGTTAAAGCTGAACCAATACTTTTGCCTATTTGATTTCTTACTTCTCCAAATTGTTGTTTGGATCCTTGTCCAGAATTAGTTAGCATACTTGTAATACCGTTAGAAGCCATATTAGCAAGCTTTTGATTGCCTGGACTTTGATTGCCCATAAAAGAAGACATAGCTCCTTGTAGTTGATTGCCCATATTAGGCTGCATTTTATTGCCCATAAAAGAAGACATAGCTCCTTGTAGTTGATTGCCCATATTAGGCTGCATTTGTGGCATTTGAAAGCCAGACATAGGGCCCGTATTTTGGGCCATAGGGCCAGGCATAGGGCCAGGCATAGCGCCAGGCATAGCGCCAGGCATAGCGCCCATAATAGCGCCAGGCATAGCGCCCATAATAGCGGGCATATTTTGGGCCATAGCGGCGGGCATATTTTGGGCCATAGCAGCGGGCATATTTTGGGCCATAGCGGCGGGCATATTTTGGGCCATAGCAGCGGGCATATTTTGGGCCATAGCAGCGGGCATATTTTGGGCCATAGAGGCCACTCCTGCCATATTACCTGCCATACTACTTAACGCACCAGCTTTATCCCCAACCATTCCGGAAAATTTAGCCTTCATGTCTGAAAACATTCCTGATTTTTTCCCCGTTTTACTACCTATTCCAGACCCATAACATCTATCAGTAGTGCAATTATTTTCACTTATTAAATTGGTAATTCTAACTGTTAAATTTTTTAATGCTAGACCAACAGTAAAATCTATTTTCTTGGTTATACTCATAAACGGATGTGGAACTTGAAGAACTATAATAAATACTAGCAATAAACACACAATGATCCCTGTTATATAGTTATATACTTTTTCTGCGAAAGCCTGCTTATCAGTTAGTTTTTTAGCGCTAGGTGCATTACAATCTACAGGTGGAGGTTCTATTTTTTTATTTAATATACTAATAAAAAATATTAACTTATTTGAACCAACATCTTCGACTATTAATGTTATTAATCGCAATAATATATAAATTACAATAAATTTTATAATTATTGCAGTGTAACTCTTAAGTTTTTCAATAATATTGCATAAACCAGGAATTTTGAGTAATATCCATTTAATAGGACGTATTAGTAATATAACCATAATTAATACACATATACCTAATACAAATAATAATGACGACTCCACTATTTTAGCAAAATTTAATAAATTAGGTTTATTGTGACCGCACGCCATTTTATAAAATGCTTTTGCTATTATAGAACCCATTACTATAACCGCAATAGGCCATAATATGTATAAGGATCCAATTAATTGTTTAAATATTTGAATAATGTCTAATTCGTCTTTAATTCGGGGTAAATAATCAATCAATAAATAAAATATTAAATAAATACTTGTAACTACAAAAAATAAAGAATATATTACTTGTGTCGGCTTTTTTTCAAACGAAATCGGTAAATCCGGTAAGTCAATATAACCATCTGATATCCATTTAAAAAATGATTGTATTTTTACCCATGTTAAAAAAATTATTAAAAATAGTACAATTAAACCGGTAAATATTCCTGGAATTACATTTGTCGAGTGTAAAGGCTTATTATAAGTTATTTTATTGTTATTTGATTTAAATTTTCCAGAAACCTTTCCTAGCATTTCAAAAAGCTTAGCTTTTAATTTAGTAAAAAGATCCATAATCCATGTTGTTGCCTTATATATTCTTCTTAATAACTCTGCAATTGCTAGACTAAATCGCTTTAATAAATTTTGCTTATTAAACTTTTCATCTTTCATAGTAGCTTTTGCGTCTGTTGCGGCTTTTCCATCAGTTCCTTGTGTTTGTACGTTGGGATTAGGTGCTTCATTTCTTGGCATATCCTCATAATTGCCATCACTCATATTATATTAAACTACTAATATAAGCGTATATTATTATTTGAAATATTAATCATAATTAATCATAATTAATATTTTCAAATTCTTTTAAATTGATCTTTAAATTATTACAAAGACAAATTTTCTTAATTATTTTATCATCAATTGTTTTTAAATTAACAGAGCATGTTTTCAATAAATAAGCAAAATAGTCTTGTTTTGCATCGTTTTCTTTAAAATCGGGATTTTTGGCAATCCAATCTTGAATTAGTTTAAAATGGGCTTTATTTAAATTATGTAAAGCCCCTTTTATTTTTGTCTTATCGCTATCTTTTTCCCATAAGTCGTTGTCTTTTATGTATAATGTTTCGCGTTTTGGATCGGTACAATGTAACGGTCTCTCAAAAAGGGATAATTTATTTATTGTTTGTATAATTGCGTTACTCAGTCCGGTTTCTAAACCTTTGTTTTTTGTTAAATCTAAATCTTCCAATGTTAATTTTATTTGTTTTATAAAATCGTTCATGTTTATGGCATTCTTACAACGCTCATTTAAAAACACATTAATATTAAAATTTTGTTTTATAAGTGTATTGTTGTTTGTAATATTGCCTATTTTAGGGACAAATTCTATTAATTGTTTTTGTTGTTCTCCTAATTGTTTTTGTTGTTCCATGATTTGTTGTTGTTGAATTAATAGTAAATTTTTAATATCATTGTTTTCGGTAAATAGCTTTAATATCATGTTATGGCTAATATTATCCTTATTTAGGTCTTGGGCTTCGTCATTGTTTGTATTGTTATTTTTGTCTTGGTCTAAATTAGTACTAATTGCGCATTTTTTTTTATGATTATATAAGCTTTGGTTGTGTTTGTAACTTTTGCCACATTCGCAAATATAACTTTTATTAGGTGTGTTGTATGTTTTTTCTGTGCTATTTACAGTTAATTCATTATTTTTATGTTTGTCTGTTTGTATGTGTCGCCCATAATCTCCCTTTTTAAATGTATTATAATCGCAAAAGTTACATTTATACAAATATTTATTTTTATCATCCTTAACTATATCCTTATTATGGGTCATTTACTAACTATATTATAGTATATTATAGTATATATAAAAATCCTTAAATCCTTTTTGCGCGAAAAAGCGCTTTTATAAGTATTTTAAAATAAGGTCTCATGTTTTTTTGAAAAAAATTATATTTGGCTGCTTACATGGTAAGGATTTTTAGCGTCGCTAAAAAGTGGCGCTTTTTTGCGCGTTTTTTATAAGTATTTTATAAGTATTTTATAAGTATTTAATACTTATAAAAAACGCGCAAATTTCTAAAAATGGGCCTAAAAAAATCATGGTCTCATGTTTTAAATGCCTAAAATTGAATTTGTTAATACATAATGATGCAAAACCTGAAAAAACCATGTTTTTCAACAAAAAAATCTATAAAGGGTTGTATAAAGTAAAAATGGACATTTATAAATGTCCAAATCCTAAAAAATTCTTGAAATATATTTTGGAAAAAAGAGAGATTATTACCTTTAAACTTTTGCTGCGTTGTTTTGTTTTATTTTTTGAAAATTTGTTACCATACATGGTAAGGAGTTTGATGTTTTGGTTTTCACATGTTTTTTTTATATTTTTCCATATTTTTCCGTATTTTTTTTTATTAAAAAATTCATGGAAAAGTTTGGTAAAAAATATTAATATTTTGTATTATTAATATTTTGTATTATTAGTAATATGTATAAAATCAAAAAATTTAGCGAATTATTATTTTTATATTCAATAAACATAAGTTTTGTATTATATATTATTGTGTTATTAGGAATAGGTGGCTTTGCGCCGCAATATTTGCACTATTTGAAAACTTTTTTGCAAATATATATAGGGATTTTGCTGGTTATAACCTACAACCCTTTCACATATAAGAACCACGAATTTGGCGAATTTGACAGACATTTAGTATTTTCATCCGGTATATTTTTATTATTATCAACTACAATAATTGGGTCATTTGAGCAATATTTTCAAACCAAAGCAAAAGCACTTATTCAAGACGGAGTAAGTAGTATTACTAATAATTATTTGTATAAATAATATATACCAAAAATATACCGAAGAAATTTTTAGCAAATAGATCCAATATATTATATAATATATTTTTTGTATAATACGGTAATAATGCTGCTATGCCATATAACGACCAGAAAAAGAAAAAATATATAAATATTTTAAATCCTGTACTATTATCTACTACATAATTTTTATAAATCATGTAATAATAAATTAAAAATGGTATAAAACCCAGTATTACACTGTAAAATAGCGAAAGTACCTTTATTTCGCCAAGATACCCAAATAAGAGCATTAACCAATTTAAACACAATATTGGAATAAGCGTTTTATAATTATTTTTTAATATAGAGATTAATCTCAAATTACCCGTTTGCTTTGTAACCTTTGCTTGTAAAAATATTAAATATGAAATTAAGGTTATAAGCATGGTTGGTGTTGTTATAACCCAATCCATATACCTATTAGGTGTCATATTAGTAAGCTTCTTAAAATTATAAGATAGCCAAATATAAAATGTGATTTCAACAAATTCTACAAATAATTCAAAAAAAAACAAATCTTTTATTATAACATATTCAGGAGGTGTTTTTTTAGTAATTACCAATAATGAAATTACTAATGTTGCAAGTTGAATATATATAGATAATAACAATGTATAACTAAAGAGTTTTTTAATATTCATATTATAATATATATTTTTATTAAAAATATAAATTATTAAAAATATATATTATAAAAATTATAAAAATTTAATAAATTATAAAAATTATAAAAAATATAAAAATTATAAAAAATTAATAAATTATAAAAAATAAATAAATTATATATAATATGAATTTAACTAAAGCAGACTATATAAAAATTTTGGATTATTACAATGTAGAATATAAAAATACTAGTACTAGCCATGTTAAAAAATTGGCAGAGCGCATTATTGCCGAAAAGTTGTGTAGTTGTATCAAAAAAGTTCCAAACGCAAATAATCCAGAAAGCCGGGCTATTGGCATATGTATTTATAGCGTTATACAACGCAAACATTTAAAAATAAACGGTTTCAGTTGCAAAAAAAAAATGGTTCTTAAATCCAGCAAGAAGAATAAACACAAACTATTTAAAGATATTGCACAATTACTATTTAAAAACAAAACTACTAAAAAAGTGAGAAGACCATGAATAAGTCAACCATTTATGATATGAATAGTGACAGCGCATCAAAAACCGACGAAACTTATGACGGACTTCCTTTTTTTAGAAAATATGGTCCTCCGCGCACTAGAAACCACGCATATTCAAATAAAGTTGAAAGAACCATTGTTAAAATATTAATGGATCATCCTCATCCTAATATAGTTAATTATTATGATGTAACAGATGATTATATTACTATGGAGCAATTATGCACCGAAAAATCGGCCTCATGTTGTGTTGGTCTTGAACCGACAAGCTATGACGATTTAATTGAAATACAAGAGCTAATGGCAAAAGTTAAAACTTATTTACAAGGCCTAGGAATTATGTATGTAGATTGGAAATTCGATAATTTGGCTAAATCAGTGGATGGAGTTTATAAATTATTTGATTTTGATGCGTCTGGATTGGTCGATTTAAATAGTCAACAATGGATACTTGAGCCGCAACATTATTGGAATTATAATGAGGCGTTAAAAAATGGATGTGTAACACCCCAAGCTATAGATGATTGGGGTTTTAACTATAATATTATACAAGACGGTTTTAAATTGGTCGAATAGTTACGAGAGATAATCATTTCGTTTATTTTACAATTTTATATTATTATATTATTATATTATTATATAAAATTATATGTATTCATTAATAGCATTATTAGCAGGTGCAGCAGCAAAACTATACGATGATTTAGAAGACAATCATTTTTTACAAAAGTTTCATAATAATACATTAATGGAATTTTTAAAAGGCATTCATTATATTACATTTACAACAGCAAGCATAGAAGAACCACTATTTTTTTTATTTAGTTATTTACTTAATATACTACATAGTTTTGGAAATAAAGAAGCTTATAGCAAACCTTATGAACAATCGCTATTATATTCTTTTTTGTTATTATTTGTAATAATAGATTATAAAAAAATAACATCTTTTTGTTTAAGTGATAAATTAATAAGTATATTTTATGTATTTACGTCTGCCCTTGAACCATTAATAGGTCCTGCTGTTAAAGATGAGTATTCATTTGCTAAGATGATTGCTAGACTTATTAATATGATTATATATATAATACTATATTATTTTATTAGATCAAACAGTTTAAAGTATATTACGGCGTATTTTATAGGATATTTATTTATTTCAGTGTTAGTTCAATTATATTCATTAAGCATGGAAAAACTAAAAGAAGAAAAAGAAGAAGAAAAAGAAGAAGTAAAAGAAGAAAAAGAAGAAGTAAAAGAAGAAAAAGAAGAAGTAAAAGAAGAAAAAGAAGAAGTAAAAGAAGAAAAAGAAGAAAAAGAAGAAGTAAAAGAAAAGGAAGAAGTAAAAGAAAAGGAAGAAGTAAAATAAAAAAAAGAAATGCAAGATAAAGAAGTTAAAAAAGAAAAGTAAAAAGAGAAAATGCACAACACAACGCAACACAACACAACACAACGCGAGACAGTACAAGTATATGCTATGGAAACTTACCATTCATAGCATCTACTTGCCACTTGGTCAATGGTTCCTTTGTTCCTGTTTGGTAATGTATCCATGTCGAAGGCGTTGGCTCACTATTGAAGGTCACGTTCACTTGCTTGTCGCCGTCGCTAGTATAGTCCCCGTAGTGCCGTGACGCGTTTGGATTTGACCCACCCAATACAAACTTCACAAAGCACTCAGCACAATAATGATGCTTGACCGGATACTCTTTTCCAT